AATCAGGGCTGTCACGGAAAAGGCATCGTCATCACGCAAGAGGTAGATATCGCCCAACCGGTGCTGGGCCAATGCGATCAGGACCAGATCTGCATCCAGGCCGTAGATGGCAATGCGACGCCGAGGGCCCTCGTACCCTCGCAGGTATGTGAACAACTTGTGCTCGCCCTCTCCACGCTCCAACGTCCCGGATACAATCAAATGCGGAAACGCGGCCCGCAAGGCTGCCTCCAACTCAAGCATGTAGGTCGTGCCCGGTGAAATCTGGTTTCTGTCAAACACTCCCTTGTCAGATTTCTTGAATCGACGGTACCGCTGCTGCACCATCTTTGCATACGGGACTAATCCATCGAATGCCACCACAATGGTCCTTGCCCGGATACGGTCCAGGTATGTCCGGAGTCCTTTCACTACGCTTCCGATCGGATCTGCGTCGTCAAGAACTGTGTGAATAAAACAATTAAAATCAAGTCCCAAGACATCACACTCAAACGTGTCATACCGGGTCTGGATGGTTCGGTGAGTTTTCAGCAGGGATGCAACATAGTACGGAATGCCCATTGTGTGTTTTGCGCATCTTCCATGTAATTACCAGCCAAAGCACGACTTGACCTTGGCCTCCACCGCCTTGAGCTGGGGAGGGATAAGCGACTCCACCTCCTTCTTGACGGTTTCAATGGCCTGGATAACGTGGGGCACAAGTGTCTGCATCAGTGCCTTGGCATCGCCCTTCTTGTCATCCGGGAGACCCGGGGCCGTGTCCACGAGGTGGACAAGAACGCCTGTCAGAAGCTTGGTGCGTTCCTCGTCCGTGACTCCCTTGAGCGTCTGGAAGTGAGCATACACGGCAAGAATGGTAGGAACCGGATTCTTGGCATCGAAGTTCTTGAAGAGCGTAGAGTCCGTCGCAATCTCCGAGGATGACGAGGGTGCAGGAACAGCCGGGGGCTCGACAACAACCGGCGCGGGAACTGCAGCATCTTTGCGGTCTTCAGCCTTGTCGGTGGACATTTTACTTTGAGTGAGCTAATAAATTTCCTGATATCACGTAAATGAGCACACCTGCACCTACAGGTATTCCCCCAGTTCCGGTTCCGTGTCCCGCCGGACAAGTGTTTGATTCAACGAGCGGAATGTGCAAGTCTTCCGTCGTTCCCACTGTTGCATCGGCTGTTGGAAACACGGCAACGTCTGCGGTGGATACGGCCGTGGTTGCCGGAACGAGTCTGTACACGATTATCCTCGTGTTACTGGGCAGCATTCCCCTGCTGATCTTCCACTACGGTGCGGCCAAGTTGTCGTTTGATACCTATGGCTCGTACCTGTGGGCCTTTATTGATTTCCTCTTCCCCTACCTGTACTACCCGTTCTATGCGATTGCTCTCAAATCTTCGGCTTCCGTTGGAAGTTCTCCCGCTGTTTTCGGAGGACGTCGTAGGAAGTGAAGACCTCGCTGTACAAGAACCGAACCTTCTCATCTAAATCCCGTTGCACAAAGATGAAGACTACGTACATGAAGACCATGCGCCCGCCAAATACTTCCACATACGTCTCGAGATCGCGACGGATCGGAAAGTAGGGGACAACATAATCTACAAAATACGAGGAAAAGAACGCTAACAAGGCAAGCATCGAATATTCAGACAAGACGTCGGCAACCTGCAGATACGAAGGAAGCTCTTTCCAAGAGTCCGAGTACTTGGGAAACAGATTGTCGACAAAGACTGACACGATTGCGCCTAGAATTGCATACACCACCGCAAGCATTACGATGTTTAGTAAGAGATTTACGACATGCCCATTGATTTCCGGGGCGCGCCCGGGAAACGAAAACTTCATTACATTTTCACGAGAGAAGATATAGCTATCATGTCGTGGGGATACCATCTTATGCTCGACGTTGCCCGCTGCACCCCTCACACGATCCGTTGCCCTCGGACCATCGAGACCTTCACACACCGTCTTGTCAAGGAGATTGATATGGTTGCATTCGGCAAGCCCCAGATTGTCATGTTTGGAGAGGGAAACAAGAAGGGGTACACACTGGTTCAGTTGATCGAGACATCCAACATTTGCGCCCACTTTTGTGAAGAGACAAATGACATGTACCTCGATGTGTTTTCGTGCAAGACGTTCGATCCAGATGTGGTACGTATGGTCGTGGACGAGTCCTTCGGCCCGGAGAGAATGAAGCAGATGTTTGTGAAGCGTCAGGCACCCGGCCCACTCTTGCAGTAATTTTAACGAGATTACGCACACTCAAGTAATGCCTAGTGCCGAAGAGCTCCGTACATTATCCGATGAAAACAACCGTATCGATCTTTTTATCCGAACATCCGAACGCGAGGCAGCCGATGCTGCTCGTATGGGCGAGAAGTATGTGTTTATTGAAGCTCCATTGTACGTGTCTCGCGATAGGGTGGAGAATGTGTTAAAGGAGACGTTCCCCGGGTGCAGTGTCTCCCGTCGGACGTTCACTGCTTTTTACCGGATCTCGTGGGCATAAGGCCTTTATCATGTTCCTATCCTTTTCAGCCTGTTCCCACTGACCATACTCATAGTCGATCGTCTGCGTGGGGGATCCATTGGTATAATACAGCGTGATCCGCGATCCGAATGGAAATTTGGTTCCAAGCCATATACCGTGCAGCCCCGAAAGTTCAATCATTCGCCCCGCGACGCGAACTACGTGCGACATTTTGTGTATAGACTCCCAATGTGTTAAAACCTCGGATTACCGACGGCTACGGCGAGATTTCCCGGACTTGCGGGACTTGCGCTTGCGGGTACGTCCGCCCTCGAGAGGTTGGGGATCATTTTTGTCATCGACTGCAAGTGGATCTCCTCCATCCACGGGCGTAAAGACCCAAAATGGTTTCTTGAGTTCTGTATGGACTCCGAGTGCAACAGTATCCGAATCGAAGAGGAAGGTTTTTCCGCCAAGATACTTTGCAATCGGCGGTTTTCGAATGTCTGGATTGTTCATGATTGTATTGGCATTGATCATGTGAAGATGTGCCATCTTCGGTTCGACATAGTATTTCTTTCCCACTTCAAGTGGCGGCATTTACTAAACGCTACGAATAAATTCCCACTTCAAGTAGGAACAGATCTTCTCCCAGATGTGATCGTGCGCGATCAGTCGGTCTCGTGACTTGAGCAGCGGAAAGTAGACCTTGTACTCATCGAGATCCAGCAGCTCGAAAAACTTGTACAAGATGTACGAATAGCTCAAGAAATTGGTCCGGTCGTTCGGGCAATACAGCAGGAACGGTGCCTGGATTTCTTGAAACATATTGCGGACCTTTTCCTCGATTTCCGGGGTAATGGTCGGTGGTGGATTCCCGTTCAAACGCGACAGAATGTGGGCGGCGTGTTCGTAGTACTTGGATCGGCCCAGTTTCTTCAAGATTTCACGAATCTCCTTTTCCGTCAAGTCTGCAATGTTATTGATCCGCCGTTTCCGGATTTCAAGAACCACTTCGTTCATGACCTCCTCCGGGATCATGGTGGATTCCTTGGCTTGGAACTGGTTCAGAATCTCATTCAAGTGGTTGATTTTCTTGTATGCATAATTGTTCCGTTCCTTGGGCGGGTCCCGGAAGGAGGGAAAGTCCGAAACCACGAGAGCATACTCTTCCGATCCACAGTTCGGGCAGACCAAGATTCCCTCGGAACTGATTTCTTCGCGCGCGACATTGCATTGGTTGCAGTGTTCAGTCATTTGCTGGACAACATCCGGGCAGTTCGACAGTTTCATGCGTGTCACGTACTCGTCAAAGATCTGTTTGCGAGACACACCTTCAGCAGGAGCAGCAGAGGCAAAGAATTTCAGGAACGTATTGGCATCCTTGGGTGAAGCAACGGCTAGACTAGGGGCTTCCGATCGCTTGTAGTATTCCGTCAAGATGTCCATGTTCTTCAAGTAGTACCCCTCGATCGGATTGAGATGCGACACTTCCTCTTCAATTTCACGCACGCGTTTTTCCCATTCCGAGCATTGCAAGATCACTTTCATGTCGTTGGACGTTCGTGTTTCCTCGATCTTTTTACGCAGACCCTCGAGTTCTTCCGTTAACTCTACCTTCTTTGTCTTGGAGTCCTTGAGACCCTGGACAATGTCATGATGAACAGAGTCCAGCGTACCCATCGATGAGGATCCGGTTTCCCGAATCTTGCGGACCTTGAAGACGTCCATACCACTCGTTCAAGATATTCGTGTAAGTAAGTAATGCCGTTGCCTTTTAAAAGTTCAGCTGGCGACTGGGAAATCACTTTGATAAACGATGAGCTCTCGTCAGTCTCCTACAAGGGATCGAAGGTCTATCTTCCATCGGGAGGGCTTTCTGTGATCAAAAAGCCAGCTGCGTACCAGATCAAGTCGTCGGCTGACCAAAACACCATGATTCAAATCGACGAAGATGCGGTCACTGTTGAATCAAGGGGTACCGTTCTTGCATCTATCCATGGTTCTGAACCGTTGTATGAACTAATGAAGAATAACTTCCCTGCAAGCATCGAGTACAATGAAAATCCTCAACCACCTTCGAATCCAGGCTCCCCGGCCCGGCGTGGAGGTCGTCGCACCCGGCGCAAATCTCGTCGGACTCGTAAGTAAATGGCGTGGGCTTGGATCTTGATTGTAGTACTCCTTGTCGTTGCTGTGGGACTTTACATGAATGCCCAATCAGACCGTTTGGTCGGAAATTGTGCATCGTGTGCAAAAAAGAATACAGGCGGTGGGATTTGAACCCACGAGGATTTCTCCAGCAGATCTTAAGCCTGCCTCCTTAACCAACTCGGACACACCTGTTTGGCACTAGCAGGGATCGAACCTGCGTTAAGAGGTTCAAAGCCTCCTGTCCTAACCACTAGACTATAGCGCCATATATTGATAGACGGTTCCATGTAAAAAGGTTTTTTTGTGGATCTCTCTAGCAGCCGGGGTATCAGCAGCCGCAACAGCCGCGGGGCTTGCGCTCCGGCTCGACCTTGCAGTCGCAGTCGGTCAAGCTTTCCATGCCGCACTCTTCGCACACGTTCTCCGGGTTCATGATGGGCGGCACCGTCTTCGGGGGGAACTCGTACCCGTAGCGAACTACGTAGCACTTGCGGCAGTACGTGTCGTCCGCCCACAAATCGCTGTAGACTCCGCAGCCGCGGCACGGCTCCTTGTACTCCTCCGCGCAGAAGTTGCACATCCGCCCCGAGTCATCGCACGTGCAGCTGTACTTCTCGCAATCGTAGCACTGGACCCTCTCCGCGTCGCCCAACTTGAGGTTGTAGTAGCCGTCGCACCACTGGCAGTAGCGCTTGGTCTCATCGAGCATCTGCTTGCACGGGCGGCAGAGGGCCAACGTATTGAGCGCCTCGGCTACGAAGCGGTTGCCACACTCGAGGCAGGTGGTTTCCCCGCACTGGGCGCAGAGAGGATCGTCGTCGCGGTAGCACGGGAAGTGTCCGTCAGGAGGCACGGATCCGCAATCTGCGCATGGGAGCTTGGGGATCCGGATCGGTGTCAGAGCCTTGGGCTCCCGAACGCTGCGCCACCACGTCTGCACGATGTCAGCCGCTTCGAGGTGGCACTCTCCGCAAATCGGTTCGTCCGTACTCGCCATCTTGGCCATCCGGAACGTCTCGTCGCAACGGCTGCAGACGTAACGGAAGGGATACTTGTGCCTGTTTGCACAGTCGTCGCAGTACTCGCCGCCGTCACGCGCATAGGCATTGTCGCAACCCATGCAGATTGGCTTGTACCAGCTCACCGGCTCCTCGTCCATGCCGAAGCGCTCCTGCCAGCAGTCGTAGCAGTAGCCGTTGGCAGTGACGTCGCCGCAGCCCGGGCACTCGGAAATTGTGGATGCCTCGCACTCGCACTCGAGGCACATGTCGTTGTAGGCGCTGACTTGGTTTGAGCACTGGGGCTCGCTGCAGAAGAAGAGGTGGTGGGTGATTGTGGGGGAAAGGATGGAGGAAGACATTTTGAATGTGGAGAATGTTGGGGGCCAATCTCCCTGTTCTTTACGAATACAGATTTCGTTTTCGACTATCCAACTGCCAGAACCGTTGCTACTTCCTTCATAAAGGATGGGTTGGTACAAACGGTCCGATATTTCCGCACTTCCCGCACTAGCTTTCCAAAGTCTTGATTGAAATTCACCGTCATGAAAAAGAGGAGTAAATAGGCAGACCGGTTAATACCGGCCTGACAATGGACAAAAATGGTTCCATTTGATTCACGGAGAAATTTGCGCATGGTTGACTCGAAGCGAGGGTACCAATCCAAAATCCGCACATGGACGGAATCGAGAGCACCCATGCACGCATACTGATCCGGGAACTTTTTCCGGAACCACAGGGGCGAATCTTCGGGGAATGCGCAATTAATTACATGAGTAATCTTGTGTCGCGCTACAAATGCAGGCGTTAGCATATGCCCCGCACCCAACAGAATACGCGGATGCACGCGAACGGGCGGCTGTCTGTACATTGACTACATAGGAGAAATTGTGTTTAGACGCCCATACTCGACAGGAACACAACCAGGAGGTGAGAAATCACAACACCTGCAGCACCGAGAATTGCCGCGCCCGTGTAACTGACGACGCCTCCGGATGTGTATGCATTCGGAAAGTACTGGAGCAGGAGATTGCGGGGGGTCGAGAGCGAAATGAGTGCAGCCGCCAAGAAGAAGCAAAAGTAGATTTTGAGGTTCCGAAACATCCAACCCATCGCGGGGAGCGTTGGCTTGAACGACGGTGTCATACCGGATGTGGGCCCGGGACCGGACGGCATCGGCACCGAAGGGCCAGCCGATTGAGGACCTTGGGGACTAGGAAGCAGTGCGTCAAGGGATGTTGCGTCGTCCATTTTTGTTTATAAGGAAGACGCGAATTCACAAGATGCGTCCTCGACGCGGAAGCGATAGCACTTTCCGTCAAACTGACTTACCTTGGTCGTTGCATCTTGGAGCGGGACTGCAAGTTGTGTCTTGGTCTCGTAATTACGGTGGAAAAGCAGGGCTGCGATTCCCAGCCCAATAATGAACGAAAAGAACGATGCTCCTCGTTCAAGTACTTGGGTGATCATTACTTGAAGGATGCTAAAAGATTGAACGATTCTGGCTCGGTTGTGCACGGAACTTCAACCGGGGTCAGACGAACACATCCCGTATCCGTCGTATAAACAGTCGAGGGATCCGTCGGAGTTGGCACACGTTTCTCAATGCGTGTAGGTGGAATAAAAACAGTGGACAAGACGAGACCCGTCACAAGCCCGCCCACAACCCAGTGAAGTTCAATCATTACTTCCCATCGACAATAGATTCTGTTCCTACCATCTTGGATCCCGGGGCAATCACAAAGAAGTAAAAGAGAATGTCGACAAAGGCAGTTGCAAAGGGCACCGTAGCTGCCATGATTGCCATAAAGAACTTGAACACGGGCGAAGAAACCCAGGATGCGACTCGAGCAAAGAAGCTACCAACGTCACTGAACCGGCTATCTGACGAATTCAATCCAGCATCAAAGTTTTTCGTGTTTGTGTCCCAGATCTTCCACGCATAGATGATATTGACGACCCACAAGACAATGGCCAAGAATCCCATGACACCAATGGCTGCCCACACGCTTAACTGATAGGCCATAGACTGGGGCGCGCACAAGATCTGTCCCCATGTATTGTACTCGCCCAGCGTTACAGTCTCTGTTGTCTTGTATGAATCGGTATGCCCGCCTTCCTTGTCCGTGTATTCGACATAGAACTGGACTGCCGGAAACCCCGCCTGCTTGTCTTCATCTTCCGACGTTGTCAGGAGTTTCTTGGTCCGGACTTGAGTGTAGATGGGCTGGACCTCGAATTTGACAACGCCGCCACACAGTTTTGGAATCAAATCAAGGACATCAACGGTATCCTTGGCCGTCTTGATCTGGGCAACTGTGATTTCGGTAACTGGTCCCACAGCTGGAACGTGCTGATCCATTGTTATGTTGCAAACACGAGATTTGCCAGTCCACTGACAATCCGGATAAAGTTGTAGGACTCAACGTATGTAATCACGTCGTAGGTGTAATTGAATAAAAGTGACCCAGTCGACGTTTGCACAACTGTCACGACATCGGACGGCGGATACAAAAGTGCGCCTGTCGTCGGATTGATAAGATTCAAGTTTGCAGCAGGTATGATCACGGGGTTCTGGTTGAAGACGGTGGAGCGAAGAACGCAAACCTGGGTCGCACCGGCAATCGCAGTGCTGGATGGCAGAGGCTGCTGAAGTGTAAGACGCAGCGATACCTTGTCGATAAAACTCGCATTAAAGGCGCCACTCGGTTGGTACTGATCATTGTTCAGTGCAAAGGAGTACATGTATACGCCCGGGAGAACGGATGACGAAGTACCGGTTGTGTGGCGATACGACTGCAAGAGGGAAAAGTACGACACGGGTTTGGTATAGAACCGATCCTTGCCGTTAAAAAGAATGACACCGTCGATCACGCTGTCCCTCGGCGATACAGACGTTATCTGGTACTGTCCGCTCGAATAGAGAGACGAGGCGATACTCAATGTATTCGGCGTAAAGGGTGCGCGATCGGGGTTCTGCCAGTTCGTGTAATTATCCCATTGATTGTTCAACTCCATATCGGTACGACGCGCGGCGAAAAAGACACGCGTGACCAAGTTGAACGCCGGGAGTTGAATTTCAGTATTGGGTCCAAACTGTCCCGTGTTGGAAAAGGTACGGACCTCCTTGAACATGAACGTCTGGTCTGCAACGGCAAGCTGGTTGCTCTCCGTATCATCGAGGGAAATGAAGTTGCATTCCAGGTAGGGATCCGAGAAAAAGGTCGTCACGGACGGATTGCTGGGCGCACCGGCGGCTGTAGGAGGCGACAGGAACAATTGAAGCGGGTACAATCCAGCCGGCTCGATGCGCTGACCGTACGTAGGCGACGAGTTGTTCGTATCAATAATCGTATACAGGTCCTGAACGGCACGGAGCGATACGTTGATAAAGACCTCGGAATTCTGGAGGGAAATCAATGGAAGAGACAGTCCGGGGTTTTCGCAAAACCAGAAATGAAGAGGGATGATGAGTTGACGGGACCGGATGCTCGGTTCAGGCACGGTGGTCATGGGTGCGGCAAGGCCAGTCGTGCTAGTGACGGCGATTGCATGAGGGTATTGGTTTTGGCGGTCATATGCATTTGCCGGATCATAGATTTCGGGTACATTTCCAATCATTTGATCGACAAGGATGCGCTTGGCGGCATCGTGGGTAAAGTACGAATAAAACTTGAGGAATTCGCCGTTAAGACGTTGGATCGAGACACCATTGATTGTCAATTCAATGTAATCAATCAAATTGTACCCAATGTTCTTGATCCACTGAAATTCATATCCGATTGCCGTGCATCGAGGATCATATCCGGTGGGAGGAGGCGAGACGGAAACGAGAGGTGACCAAATATCCGGCAGTGTCAAGACCAGGTAGCAGTCATTGACAAGTTGACCGTACCGATCGATACGCGTCGACAAGAGTCGTTTAGTTGTGGGTGCAAAGTCAAGGTTGGACGTTCCAAAGGTTAAGCGAATATGTTCCATGGCAAAGTTGGTGTGCCGGCGATAGACTGTACGGAAATGAGTCATGGACGGTTTTCCGTTAACCAGTTCATTCTGTGCCCCTACGGACACCAGTTGCATCAACGCCCCTGGCATTTGTATCTAGGCGCACTGATTCTTTATATGCGAATAAGCAATGGAAGAAGGGTTCTCGTTGAGCAGAGGTCCGATGGGTCGAGCACCGCCACGTGATGCATGTCAAGAGGTTTGGGAACGAGGCTACAAGGTAGTTGATCCTGACCTTTTATACAAAACATCGATGCCGTGTTTTTCTAGACCCGTTAGATGGCCCAACGGAAAACGTTACTTGGTGTTCCCTCCCGAACGAGAAGACTTGTATATCAACTACGTGTACGGAATGCCCCTTTACAAAGACATCGGCGGGTTACCACAAGGTGTGTACACGTGGATCTTGTATAAGACCGGACCAGGGTCACCGGTTCAACTGGCGATTGCACAGGTGGACTCGCCACTCGAGATTGGAGTCAATCATTCAGCACTTGCCATGCGTGTAAAGGCAACAACAATCCATGGAGCCGGTGAACTTTTAGTTGAGCTTGCCGGAGTGTACTTCAATCTAGAATCCGGTACGTTTACTCTTAATTGGCTTAATTCGCGTGATGGAAGTTCCTGCGAACGCGCAGAGTTCGAAGAATACCTCAAAGCTAAATTCCTAGAGAGAGCACCAATTGCAGTGTACCGTGAAAAAACATACATCAGTACATTACAGTTTACAAATGCCTCTCTTGAGCTGTATGCTGCTGCCGGATTCAGAATAATGGAGATGCCACCTGGTCTAGGCCTAGGTGACGGAAAAGATAGGAATGGTATGGCGTGTTCCTCATTTGTGGGGGATTACTTGTTTGTCGTTTCTCACACTCCAGAAGAGATCGACAAATACCTCGAAGCACAAAAAAGAGTGATAAAGGATGCGTTCAAAAACGACACCGCCGACAAGGCTCGATTTACTGCATTATTTTCAGTACTAGGTCTTTCAGAAGATCGAATTAGACAGCTTGTCCAGTGAGGCAGCACAAGCTCGTATACGTAACGGGACCGATTGCGACATTGTTCACATTGTTCGAAGCCGGAGGTGCCAGGCGGCTCGTGTACACGGTCGCAGCATTTGCCTTGACCGAAAGGTACATGCTGTTGTATTCGCGATTCGGGGGAGGCGGGCTGGTATTGTAGGTGGCAGCAATAATCTGCCTCTTTTTCTCCGTGACATAGTCCTGCATGGAGTTCACTTGGTGAGACATTCTGATTTATAGAGAACGGAAGAGAAAACGCAAACCATGCGCTTCCTCTTTATCAGTACACACGTTGATCAGACAACCGGGTATTCCAAGGTCGCATACAACATGCTTCGCCAGCTCGGGTCTCTCGCTCCCAAGGTTAAGACGTTCCATTTCGGATTCCAGCGCCACCCGAATCGCCCCGGCCACCGCAAGATCCCGGAGGGTGTTATCGCGTACGATGCAGCCGCGAATGAGGATCCCAAGGAGGAGGGCTTTGGCTTCAACAAGATCAAGGAGTATGTGGAGACTGTGACGCCGGATGTGATCATGATCTACAATGACCCCCTGATCATCTGCAAGTTCTTCGAGGCGCTGAAGCTCGATAAGGACAGCAAGCCGCCGTACAAGATCTGGCTCTATGTTGACCAGGTGTACCACGGTATCAACCAGGGTCTGATCGACGGCATGAACCAGCACGCCGACCGTATTTACTGCTTCACGGATTCGTGGGCCGAGACGTACTGCAAGTACCAGGTCAAGGATCGTAGCGTGGTGCCGCAGGTGATTGAGCACGCCGTGGATCCTACCATGTTTACGAACATGCCTCGGGGCGAGCGCGCATCTCTTCGCACGAACTTCAAGATTCCGTCGGATGCACTCGTGTACCTGAACATGAATCGCAACAGTCAGCGCAAGCGCCTTGATGTGACCATCATGGGCTTTGTGCGTCTCTTGAAGGCTGGCTCGGTTCCGAATGCCCATCTCCTGATTGTCACAAACGTCAACCCCCAGTCGGGAGCATATTATGACGTTCAGCGTATTTATCAGGATTCGCTGACCAAGGATGGTCTGTCCGTGGATGAGTATGCAAAGCGTCTGATGGTCGTGGACACGGCACCGCCCAATGTCATTAACGACGAGACAATCAACCAGATCTACAATCTGTCGGATATCGGCGTGAATACCAGTGACGGCGAGGGATACGGTCTCTGCCAGCTCGAGCACCTGTACACGGGCGCGCCGCAGGTGGTGACGGATGTCGGAAGCTATGGTTCTTTCCTCGATGATACGGTGTGCGACACAATCAAGACGACGCCTGATTCGCGCTACTACTTTCCGGGTGGAATGCCGCTTGGTCTGTATGCTCCCACGTTCGAGGTTGGGGCAGTTGCAACTGCACTCGAGTCGGCTGCCAAGAACATTGACACTCGTCGTGCGGCCATTGAGAAGTATACCTTCAAGAGCTGGGCCAAGGTGTGCGACCCGTGGCTCGAGGATGTTCACCAGGCAAGCACGTAACGGACCTTGCCCTCCGATTCACGCTGACCCACCTTGATTAACCGCCGATTGTCCTCATAGGCTGCCGGATCAAAAAGTTCTTGCGAATCAAGATCGTATAAGAACGGGATCCCCTTGATCATAGCCTTTTGCAGGCGGCGATGCTTGCGTGACATGTTACGCAAGTAGGATTCGTCCTGGTCGTCTGACTTCAACGAAGGCTTGAAGGCAAGTTCATCACCACGCACAGTGCTATCAAACCGCATACATGACAAGACAGGCTTTTCGCGACTATGGAGTTTCCGGTGAACTTCGCAGTCGATGGCAGACTGTTTGAGCAAGGTGCCAATACGCTGATTCACCAAATCCTTCTTGTAGGTCACGTCGTACAGATATTCGTCTGTGGACATGAAACTTTCCACGGGCTGACCTTCATATCGCTTGGTGGATGTATCCGCCTTGCGAATGGCTGCAATATTGGGAAAGTCGGATGTTTTGGCCTTCTTTTCATTAAAGACGGACAGGTAAAAACTGACCCTGACTGTCCGCTCCTCCTGTGGCAAGGTTGCGTGGGAGCAAATACGAATGGCACGACCAATTACTTGATCATGGCGTGCAGGTGTCCAGTAGGGCTCCATAATGTGAACATGCCGGACATTGGCCAGAGTAATTCCCTCTGCGCCAGACGATGAAGCCATGAACAGGCACAAAATCTTCTTACCGCGCGAGGCAATGCTGGTCTTGAGTGATTCGGGGAATTTGGGCTCGTATCGTCCATTGAAAATCTGGCGGAAATATTCGCGCTCTTCTTCCTTCTCTTCGCCAGAGTAAAAGGCATAGGCTGGTTTGTCTGTCATATTGGGATCTTCAACCCACTGACTGTTCTGCTTGACGATCTTGTACGGCTGCCACCCATTTGCATCGAGTACGGCGGAAAAGACACCAAGACCTTCGAGTGTACGGTACTGCGAGTAGACGAACTGATTGCGCCACTCGGCTCCATCTCCAATGTCGAGATTGTCGAGGATCCGGAGAATTTTAGGCGCACAACTGGCCAGTGCCTTCTTGGACAGGTACTTATCCGGATTCGCACGCAACGCATTCAGCAGCTCGGGTTTATCGAGAACAGATTTTTCATCCTCTTCATCCTTTGACGTGTACTGGGCCCGCAAATCGGCCGGGATTGCATAATTGCAGACGAGACGAGACTTGACACGAAAAGACTTGAAGTCTTCATTTAGGGGATTCTGTGTCTTTTTACTGTTTGCCTTGAGCTCACTCCAGCGTGTTTCCAAGTACAAGGTGAATTGTTCCTCGGACATTTCCACCTTTTCAAGCATCTTGTCATCCTCCACGCGACGAGGCAGCAAACGTTCATCGGCACCCTTGAAGTACGAGACTAATCCCTGGATACGTTTCTGAAAGAGAAGAGGGTTCTTGATGTTGAGACCATCGAGAAACATGGTTGCGAATTCTTCGAAATTGGTGGGCAAACACTCGAGCTCTTCAACAGTGACGCGATCCACAGCAATATCTGATCCATTTTCAGTATCAAACTTCTTCTTGATACTTGTCACCCAATCAGATGCCACGGGAGTATACGGCATATCCTTCTTGTACTGCACTGCAACACGCTCGCCCGTCTTGTTGTACACAGTGGAGAACTGGGGAGGATTGCGCGTGACCATTGCAACCTTCTTGACTGCATTGAACTCGATCGTGTCCACGTCCCGCATCTCGCGCAAGGTCGTGGTCATTTTGCCTTCGTCCCACCCCTGCAGATTCTTAAAGGGGATCACGATACGCTCAATGGGTCCACGCAACAAGTTCATCAAGTATGCAATTTCATTGGGACGGTTGATCACGGGCGTTCCGGACAAGGCAACCACTTTGCATCGCTTGGCACGGTACAGGGCCTTGTACACGGGCTCGATGACACCCTCCTTGTCGGCGATACGGGAAATGAAGTTGTGAACTTCATCGATAATCACTACATGGTCTTCGTACGGGTTCGGTCCGTCCTCGGTGATGAGCTCTGCAACCTTGGCGCGAGTCAAGCCGTTGTAATTGATGAAACTGAAACGACGATTCAAGACGTCAATGACTTGAGCGCGCACAACATCTTGATCCGTCTTGGGAAGTGCAGAAAAGTTAGCCGCCTGTCCGGGTGCAGTAACAAAGTACCGTCCGTACTTTTCCAGGAATTCAGGGGAGACGCCGAGCGCAAGGGCCTCCTCCTTGTTACCTTCAGTCACTTGCCTCGAACTCCAGTTTTGTTCAAAATAGATCGGGCATGTCTGGAACTCACCCTGGTAATTGGTACGCAGGGAGGCTGGAGTCATGACAATCACCTTCATGGACGACAGGAGTGACTCGGCGATTGCAATTGACGAACATGTCTTGCCGGATCCAAGACCGTGATACAGCAAGATGCCGCGGTACGGGGTCTCGATCATCATATAGTCCCGGACCAGCTTTTGGTACGGTAAGAGCTCGCGTGACGTTGTTTGCTTGAGACACAGGTCGACATCCTTATCTTCGGCGAGGGGGTCCCGGTCTTCGCGACGGTACTTGAGGAAAATACGAGTGATGGAGTCGGCAAATGCTTTCCGGTTCGGTAGAACGTAGTCCATTGTTTTTCGTTGCGATTTGATAATGGAGCCGTTCACACGGAAAAATCATCGCATTTGGATGGTCTCCTTCTATCTGTTCCTAATGGCACTCTTCCTGTACGTGAAGCCGTCCGCCGCGTTTGGTCGCGAAGGGCGGATCCGTCCGTTCGGGACGGGTACAAAGGATGCCACGATCTTTCCAGTATGGTCATGGGTCTACGTGATTGCCGTGGTGTCGTACTGTATCACCATTTACTTTGCAGGCTACTCGCTCTCATAAGTCTCGACAATCGTCTTGAGCGTATTGAGCATTTTTTGACGCTCGAGATGGTGAGGACGCACGAATGCACTACACTGGTTCAATGTCTTCCACCCGATACCTGAAATTTCACGCCGCTGCATGTACGTGAACCGCTGTGTAAGATCGATCATGCCACCCTGATTCAAGAGACCGACAAAGTAGACGTGGCGGTACTCGATGCCGTTAAGTCCTGTAAAGGTCTCCTCCAACACCACATTGCGCAAGAGCGTGTAGGCTTCTCGGGGAATGTTGGTCTCCTCATTGAACTCGCGAATCGCACATTCAACATCAGTCTCGGCGCGTATTCTTCGTCCCTTGGGGAATCCCCACTCGGGTTCCGGATACGGAGATGGACACTTTCGAATCAGTGCTTCCATATCGACACTATTGAACTTGTCGCGCGCCTGGGTAAATTCTGCAGTCATGTGGTCTTCCCCCCACGACTGTTTCCAGATTTCCTCAAACGTCAGTGTTTTCAACATGGCCTGCTCGGACTGGGTCATGTTGGTCACAAGTGTTTCCAGATATGACAAATTTTCAGGGTCATATTTGCCCCGGAGAATTTCGGCAAAGCTCATGCTGTCCTTGCGCCGGATCATGAGAAGACATGCAGTCGTAAAGGATGCGGGAAGGCGGGTCGTATCGAGAAGAATGATACCGCACGACAAGACAGGTTCGCCACATGTCCTGAAGACGTGACCCTTTTCACCGCAATTATTGCAATACATTGCCATTGTACTTGAAGCTCGTATCGGAGGCAAAGTTCGTTTTTCCATTGCTAGTCATAATAAAGTTTCCTTGTAAGCATCAATGGCAAGTCCCGGTTATTCAAGTGTAACCACTAACTATGCGTCTACCAGCCTCGGACAAGTGCCTGGGGGCAAGATGTCTGCAGTGTGGGTCGTGGGTGTCGCGCTTCTCGCGATTATCATTGTCTACTTTTTGCTGCAAACGACCAAACTTTCCTTGACGAGCTCCGTTCCGGTTGTGACGAATACCGTGGATGGATCCTCGGCAACCATTGTCAATGCATCCTCCTTCCCGGCATCCCAAGTGTCTGATTACGGAATGCAGTTTTGGATGTACATTGCAGACTGGAACTATCAATTCGGTCAGGACAAGCCGGTGATCCAGCGCGTGGACCCGACGAATAACTCGATCATGAACCCGAGTATCTTGCTGGATGCCATGACGAACAGTCTGCATTTCAATATTAGCACGTATTCGGGTGACTCGACCGATTCGGGGGCTTCAGCTCCTGGTGGATCGGGTGGATCCTACGACGACAAGTTCACGTGCACGGTGGAGAACGTGCCTATCCAGTCGTGGTTTGCCGTGTCCCTAACTGTCTTCCAGCGCAATGTGGATGTCTACATTAACGGCAAGCTTGTCAAGTCCTGTGTGCTTCCGGGTGTGCCCAAGCCTGCACTGGGCAATGCGACCATCGGTGGATCCAAGGGATTCTCCGGATCCGTGTGCGGACTCACAGTTACACCGGGTCAATTGGTGCCGGGCGATGCTGCCAACTTTTATGCCGCGGGAACACCGTGCTCGTCGAACCCGGGCGGTTCTGCAACATCCACATCCCCTCTCTTCTCTCTCTTTGGGTACACGGTTGTGTTCCAAATCAACAATGCAGATGGCAAGAATATCTTGTAAGTTTACACATCACCCACTTCAACAAATTATGAAGATTCTCCTCAAGTGTCCAACACGTGCCCGTCCCCAGAAGGTGATGGACACGTTGAACAAGTACATGAACCTGGCCAATCGTCCGGACCAGATCGGTGTTCTGGTATCATGTGATACCGACGACACGACCATGACCCGTAATCTGGTTCGCGAGGAATTGACACGTATTCTTTCCAAGGCTGCATGGTCGAATATCGTGTATGGAAACAGCAAGTCCAAGATCGAGGCGTGCAATGCAGATGTCGCATCGGTTCCGTGGGAGTGGGACGTGATTGTCCTGGTGTCCGATGACATGATTCCCCAGGTCAAGGGGTACGATGACGTCATTCGTTCTCATATGATGACCTTTCCATCTACGGATGCGATTCTCTGGTTCAATGATGGGTTTCAGCAGGATAAGCTGAACACCTTGACTGTCTTTGGGCGCAAAATGTACGACTCCTTTGGGTACCTCTATAACCCTGCCTACACGAGCCTCTTTTGCGATACGGAACTCACGGATCTGTGCCGCACGAAGCTGAAGGATACGTGTTTGTATGTGCCCTACTGCATTATCCGCCACGAGCACCCGGCAACAGGATATGGTGGAATGGATGGTCTGTATCAGACAAACAATCAGTACTTTGAAAAGGACCTGAAGACGTATATTTCTCGCAAGATGTACGAGTACGATTGGTCTGTATTGATTCCTACCATCCCGGGCCGTGAAGAGAGGCTGCAGACGCTTATTAAGCGCATCCGTCACATGTGCAGCGTCCACGAGATCAAGGTCGAGATTTGTCTCAACTTTGATAACCGGGAAAAGAGTGTTGGCTTGAAACGTCAAACCCTCTTGCAGAGTGCGCAGGGAAAGTACATGTCCTTTGTCGATGACGACGATGAACTCACCGACTTTTACTTTGAGGATCTGAAGGCAACGATCGAGGGAGCATACGAGTGTATGCGCTTGCGTGGCTCGATTACACCATACACCTTTACCCACAGCATTGCAAACGTCATTACAGGGTTCATGGCACGAGGTGAGGAGTTTCTCCGTCCTCCGAATCATTTGAATCCAATGATGACCGACATTGCCAAGTTCATTCCGTTCAAGGATGCAATTCGTGGAGAGGATCTCGATTGGACTCTGACTCTGGCTCGCCATGGCTTCCTGAAGAACGAGTACATGCCATCGCACGATCGCATCCACTATGTGTACAATGTTCGGACACCGGTGAATCAGCAGACGATTGAGTATCAGCAGACGCATACGTACGAGGAAATGCTTCAGCGGATCTGGATCGGGGCGAATCCACCCCCTCGTCCACAAAGTCGCGGAGGACTTCGTTTGGGCACAGCTGGATTTACGCGCGCCTAATTTTTACGCGGTAAGACACAATGAGTCTGACTAACATCGCAATGGGGGCCGGAGTCCTTCTATTGATCGGTCTGGGATATTGGATCTATACATGGATGACGGGTGCATCGGATCCAACCAAGACCATTGTGCAGAATGGATCCGTGTCGGGCCTTGTGGATACAGACACGACAACTACAATCCCCAAGTCGTTCAACCAGCCCGAAGGTGCTGTGTTTTCATATGCGGGGTGGCTGACAGTTTCGGATTTCACAATCAATTACGGAACCAAGCGGCTCATCTTTACTCACAATGATTGCCCGGGCCTGTACCTCGATAGCACGTCCAACTCCTTGATGCTCGTTCTGAATACGTTTGGAGCAACCGAGACGGTTCTGATCCCGAACATTCCAGCCAACAAATGGATCCACTTTGCCATTGTCGTCAACCAGTATTCAGTGGATATTTATATCAATGGACTGATCCGGCAGCACCATACGCTCAACCAGCTCCCCAAGCAGCAGGATGGAAATGTCGTGATTGGATCGGCATCGACGGGATTCCAAGGGTTTGTGTCCGGATTAACGTACTATAGCCGAGCCCTCACAACAACGGACATTAAACTGATGCAGGGATCGGTTCCGCCTAACCCGGCACCCGGTCCGTCTGGACCGCAGTACTTTGCAACCTCGTGGTACACTGGGTAAAAGATCTAGTACCAAGAGTAAGAAGAATGTCCGCAGGAGGACAGCGCGGCACCGACCTTTCCGGAATCGTGACAATGCGCATTCGTGATGCTGCAGACGTTACTACTCAAAACAAGTCAAAACAGTTCTATCAGATGTTTTCGACCGCGACGGTGAATGCATACAGCAATCGCACGCCAAATGGAAACAACAATTACATTGACCTTCTCCGCGGAGTCAAGGAGTGCTCGAACTGCACGGGTCTTCCGTACCAAGACGCAATTACATTCAAATTTAGGAATTAGCGCTTAAGAGTCTTTTTCAGCAAGTCACGAATCTTACGACGCCTGGTCTTGTCTCCCGGAGTGTAGTTGAAGAAGGACGCAAGGTACTCGGGCGATTCCTTGTCCTTCGACACCCTTGCATACAGGTCTGAACGATGCTTCTTCATATCAATTAACGTCTCCTGATGTCCCAAGCATTCCTTGGGCGTCAAGAGGGCGAATTCGCGAGATCCATGGTCCGCCAAATCTACAAGACGTTGGGCCACACACAAGATCCGTGTCAGTTCATCTTCCGGTGCATTCGTGTACATGTATGCATAGAAGAACTGAAGCAAAGTTGGAATTGACGCAACGTGGATCCCATCTGCCGTCCGGTGGTAACTGTGGCACGCCTGGGTCTCATAAAACCGGATCTTGACAAGTCCATTCTCATCCATGAAATCCGTGCGCTTCGGAATCAGTTCATTGCCCTCTGTCACGTGTGTCGCCTTTCCCTTGGTAATGGCTTCAATTGTAGGAGCTTCGGCAAGCAAGGTGACGGGTGTTGTCCAGTGGGTCCGCTTGGCATGGACTTCAGCAGCCGAGAATCCCAGCAAGACGATCGGGTGGGTCTTGAGCAGATGGATCACTTCCTTCTTTTGATCCTCGTCCAGTTCAGTCCCCACCTTGATCTTTGCCGGGCATGTCAGTGGATAATGTTTATTGAGCAACTGGAGACGCTTGTACACCTTTGTCCAGCGAGACACATCGCCCTTGGGACGGGACAGCTCCAGGTACATGCTCATGCGCAGAAAGTTCGGGCTCACATAGTGGATTCCATGACGCACGATATCCTCCTTCCACAGACGATCAAAGATTTTGTTCTCGAGATAGGTCACATCGGCAACACCCTGGAATTCCGAAAAGACCTTGAATGTACCCAGGTGCATCCCCGGCTTGACTTCAACATTTGGGATCTTCAGGGCACTAATATTATCTGCAATCATCATGGCATGCTCCTGGGGCGTTTCACTGAAAAAGTCGTAATCCGGAACCTCTTCATCAAAGTCGTAGAACTGTTCATGTTCCGGCAAGAGGTTGTTGATTGCCGTTCCACCGTAACAAAGAACCCGGTGATGCTTTAAAAAGTCCTCCACCAGTCCCAAGACTTGCCGAGTTGTAGGGTCGGCAGCCGCTTCACGCTTGTTTTCGAGTTCAAGCTCCTCGACAAGTGATTCGATGGTGTCCATTATAAAAACGGAAACAATATTGTTTTTTTCCTTGCGAGGCAGCAAGATGCCCAGTCGGTATAATCTTCGTCGGCGTACCAACAAGACCACGTGGGTCAGCGACGAGACCCTAAAGAAGCCGGAAGAGCCCCCGAGCGACTCGGACGAAGAAGAGTACACTCCTCCGTCCGAGTCCGAATCAGAAGCCGAGGCAGAGACTGATTCGGAAGAGGAAGAGGAAGAGGAGGAGGAAGAGGAAGTTCCACAGATTGTTCTTCCCAGGGGATCCAAAGTGTCTGTCAAACTCCACCTGCACACAATTGTTGGTGGCAACAGCAAGCTCAAGGTCGACGATTCTGAATCCGAGTCTGAAGAATCCGAGTCCGAGGACGATTTCATTGATGATCTCATGGACAAGTACGTCAACAAGAAGCGCGGTTCAGGCCACAAGAAAAAGGAGGAGGATGGACCTGCACTCGAGCTCAATGAGGATGAAGAGGAGTATTACCACGACCTGTCCAAGTCAAAGCGTCACAAGCTGAATGAACAGATGAAGCGTCTGTCTGGTCTCGTGCAAAGTGGCGAGGTGCCCTACAAGTTCCGTGTCCTCGACTTGGCGATCCCGGACGCTGTCAAGGCATCTGTTATCAAGAAGATTGATGTGCTCACCGAGTCGTCCATGGAGGGTGAGGGATTCAAGCTGCGCACCTGGGTGGATTCCTTCTTCCGGATTCCATTTGGCAAGCACGTGCCCCTTCCTGTCAAGTTGGCCGACGGTCCCGAGCCGTGCTCCAAGTTTCTGTCCGAGTCAAGCGCTATCATGAACAATGCAGTGTACGGCATGAACCCTGCCAAAACCCAGGTCATGCAAATTCTGGCCCAGCTGGTCTCGAACCCGGGCTGTGCAGGCAATGTGATCGCACTCAAGGGGCCCATGGGAGTCGGAAAGACGAGCTTCGCCAAGAATGGTGTTGCCATGGCGCTCAAGCGACCGTTCGAGTTCTTCTCTCTGGGTGGCGCATCGGATGCATCGACCTTTGTGGGCCATTCCTTCACATACGAGGGATCCACGTGGGGGCGTATCGCAGACGCTGTGATGAATGCCCGGTGCATGAATCCGGTCCTGTATTTCGATGAAGTTGACAAGATCTCAACCACGTCTCATGGCGAAGAGATTGTCAATATGCTGATTCACTTGACGGACAGGTCGCAGAATTCGCAGTTCCACGATCGGTACTTTGCCGGTGTGGACATTGACCTGTCGCAGTGTCTGTTTGTCTTCTCGTTCAATGACGAGTCCAAGATTCATCCGGTTCTCAAGGATCGCATGCAGATCATCGAGTGCACGGGGTACACAGCTGACGAAAAGAAGACGATCCTGACCAAGTTCATTGCGCCGCAGGTTCTCGATCGGATCCAACTCAAGGGACAGTTGAACATGACAGACGAGGCAATTCGCTACATTATCTCGGAGTATTCATCCCAAGAACAGGGCGTGCGTACCCTGATCCGGACTGTGGAGACTCTGGGTACACGCATCAACCTTCTGCGGATTGCAGATGAGGAAACGGCCAAGTCCTACCCGTTTTACAGAAAGATCACCTTCCCATGCATGATTGATGTGGAGCTGGCGCGCCATATCCTGCAGGAGAAGCCGCAAGTGGAGAGCTGGAGGTCAATGTACAATTAAAACTGGATCCAAGTGAGACTCGAAATAGGAATTTCCATAATGCGAGGATTGTCGTCCATGGTCGAAAAGGAGCACCGTAGGGTAGAGCAGGTTCTATCGGGCAAGCAGCCAATGCAGTACTCGATCGTCTTGTTCTGAAAGACGAAGGGCAGACTCATGCACTTGGGCTTGTATCCTTTTTCCATGCGCATCACGGCGTGGAAATACTTGCGAGGTGTCGAGTACTTGACAAAGTGAACAATGCACCACGTCTCACCGGGGTACTGCATCGGCTTGAAGGCAACGCTCGATCCGCGAAGATGCTGGAAAAACCAAGGCGTTGAATGACTTGTGTGAATCACAAGGTCATTGTCCTTCAACGTTCCAACCTCGAGTGGAGACCAGCGGTAGATGATATCGTCGGTGGTATCTACGGCAATCCAGTTCTTCTCGCACGCCTGGTCACCCGGGGAGTTCAGGATCCGGCAATCTGCATACATGCCGCTCTCGGGCAGGTACGAGCCCTGCATGATCCGGATCTTTTCCGTGTATTCCCAGGTCGTTGCCGTGAACTTGAGATCGCCCTTGGAATCCGTGTACACTCGCAGATCCTCGAGACCAACAATGTGAGCATCCTTACGGCGAGGAACAGTCACGGTCGAATCCAGCATTCGCTGGAAGTCACCGAGCGAGGGATTGAACCAGACGTTTTGCGTCCTGACCTTATGGGACTCGGACACGGACCCGTTTTCGGTCATTACATACGATCCATTGATTGGATTGATCGTGTAGTTGACAAACCGGACATTGTGATACACGGCATTCTTGTACCTGTACATGCACACAGACGTTGGGTGATAATCCTCGCCAAACGTGTCGCGGGCAAGCAGGTGAGGACTGGACGGTGCTGCCAGCGGCTCAATATAAAAGGACAGATTCTCATATACATTGTCGAGGTAGTGAACCGTTCCGGGGCGTGTCATGTAATCCATTGAAACAAGCAGTCCCTTCTTGGGCTGGCCGAGGTAAAACATCAGAATCGATGCCTCATAATCAAAGAGGAACTTGTACACATCCACCTCCACAAAAAGCGAGTCGGACGAAAGGGGGATGCGCGCACCCTCGAGCACGTAATGGTACGCCTTGTAATGCTGTCCATTCTCGCGGAAGTAACGAGCCAGCTTATAGTACGGCTCTGCACGTGAAGGGCGCAACGCCACTGCACGGAGCATCCACATTTCAAACTCCGGAATCTTCTTGAGCTCCTTGTACGACTCGCCAATCATGTAATAGCTGTACCACACCTCCTCCTCCCAGCCCCCTGCATCGATGCGTCGCTGATACATTTTGATGGCATCCTCGTACCGACAGAGCGAATGGTATGTCTGGGCCAGATAAAAGAGGTACCGGACATTTGTAGGCTCATCAAGGAGACCCTGCTCGAGCAGTCGAGCATCGCGCTCAAACTTGTCCGACTTGCATCCACCGTCATTTCGGTCGTCAATGTAACACACTGACTTGGGAAGCAGTGTGCCCTGGCTGTCCCAGTATTCGTGGGTAACGCCGAGACACTTCCACGCGTGGTCCATGCGCACTAGACGTATGTTCGGATACTCCAGGCTCCCGTTGCACTGGATGACCGTGTAGCCAAGTTCTGTCAGGTTCTGCGAAAGAAGCGTTCCGGGAACAAACACCATGTCTGCGTCAAGCAAGAGACCGTACGTGTTCGCCAGGTCGCATCCCGTGGTACGAAGATACGCCTGCGCGGCCTCAAACGTTGCCGTGCGGTTAAACCCGAAATTCTTCCACGGAACTACGGACACACATCCCTTGCGTGTCTTCAAGAACTCCTCGGCAATCTGCACGGTATCGTCTGTAGACCCTGTGTCGCAGATGCAAAAGGCATCCACAAGAGACTCGACCGCCTCGAGGCATCGCTTCAGGATTGCAGATTCATTCTTGACCATAAGGAGAAGTACGAGCTTCATCTGCGTCGGTTTATGTTCAACTCTCCTCGATTCCTGTAAATAAAGGAAATGTCAACTGATTTTGTTAAGCAGACCCTTCGCGAAAATCTTGGTCGTACGCTGATCCCGCATGTTGCAGATGGCATGTGGAGTATCTACGACTCGGCCAAGGCTGCGTGCGATCGCAACGGGCAGCCTGATCAGGTTCTCAAGACATTCCAGAATCTGCTGACCAAGGTTCCTACGTGGAAAGATGAGACGGTCGCCAAGGAGGTTGAGCGTATTTCCAAGGCGTCCAAGTGCGATTACATTGACGATCTTTTGCTTGGGGTGTTTATCAGCTACATCCGCGCGTTTGCTAGCCTCCAGCAGGTGGAGAAGACTCACGTAGACCTGCAGTTTACCCGGCCGTCAGTCGAGGTCTTTATTCATTCCCTCTACAAGACAGCTGCGCGTCAGTCGTGGAGCAATGCGTACCTGTTCAAGACGCTTGGTGTTACGTCCGAGCAGCAGGCTCGCAACCGTCGCGATATCGAGACACTTATCAATAGCTGCATGAACGATGTCATTGATTCGTTCATTCCGTGGAAGGAGATCAGCAAGGCGTACTTTCAGGCTCGCGAGGAGGCGCCTGTGTCTGTCCCCACTCCCACTCCTGACGCCCCTGCCGCCACCCCTGCCGTGCGTTTTGAAGAGGAGGAGTATGAAGATGAGGTTCCGCCCATTACCGTGGGTGAAGAATTGAAGATTGATTTGGGCGTGGTGGATGAAGAGGAGGAGAAGGAAGAGGCTGTCGACCTTAATCCGTCCGGATCTGTGTCTCTGAACATGTAGTGCGTACGAATGCGTCGAGTAAAAAAACCGAATCGGAACAAATGACATCAGGTGAACTTCAGATGTATGCCGGAATCGTTCTGTTGGTGATTGTGTCGGCCATTGTCTTATACATCATGGATCGGCGTTCCAAGAGTGAGTCGTTCGTGTGGACAGATGCGGCAAAGCTCGGGGCCGGTGCCGGAACCCTTGCGGGTGGAATTCTGTATTCCGTGACAAGCCCCGACTCTCCCGCCGCGTCTGTCGTTGAACATGTGCAAGAGATGTTCGTTGGGAAGCCAGAGTTCTAAAAAAATATCTATTCGGATAGACAAACCAATATGCAGTGGGAGAAGATTCTGTTTCACGCCGTTCTGTTCTATGCGTTCATCCCGGGTGTCCTGGTCCGTCTGCCGCCGGGTGGCTCGACCCTGACGGTGAATGTCGTTCACTCCCTGCTCTTCGCCGTTGTCTCGTGCTACGCGTGGAAGCTGGTGTTCCCGGGAAAGTAAATTCTCACTTTAAAACAAAACAATGTACTGGTACCTTGCTGTCACTGCCCTGACGTTCTTTCTCCTGACTCCGGGTATCCTTGTGAGCCTGCCGCCTGGAGGCTCGAAGGTTACGGTTGCCGCGACCCACGCTGTTGTGTTCGCGGTTGTGCACGTGTTGGTGCACAAGTATGTTCTTAAGCATTAGCAATGACAAGAAGGAGGTTGTCCAGTGGCCGCAGGGCTCCACCGGCAATTTGCATTCGGATTGTCTGAACATTCACTGAAACTCTTGCCACTGCAGGCTGAAGGATCGCAGAGACCTTCCGACCCCCCAGACACCCACCAAAGCACAAGCACAAGTGCAAGCATCAGTACGACAAACCGTGTTGATGTGTGCATTTATCTACTTGTCTCGAAAAACCTATTCACCAACTCATATTCCGTCTTCACGTACTTTGGAAACAGATTATACATGAAGTGAACTGCAGTTCCACGCCGGATCACGACAATTGCTTGCTTCCGCGCATCCCTCCACTTATTCAATGGCACTTCATCAAACGCATCAACAAAGAGCTCGGGGGAGGAGACGATCTTTCTGTACGTGTCGGTCCGGATGCAAAAGAGACTGTCGCAGAAATACGGAGACTCTGTGTCCCGGGTCAGCGAATACGTATCCGGATTCACAATCTGATCTCGATATTTGCAGACAATAAACTCATTCAAAACAGCGAGGGCTGACGCACTGACTCGGATCGGGTGGATCCCCTTGTAGTGATGCTGAATCGCCTTGACCTTTTCGTAAAACACAGCCGGATCCCACGTTCCGGTCAAGGAGCGGTAATCCACGCCCCACATGGGTTGAAAAATGTGATTTGTAAAGAGCTGAAATAGGATTGCCTTTTCTTCCGGCGTCAGGTAATCCTCGATAAACAAATCAACAGTCGGGATCCCCGAAGTAATCGTTGGCGTCAGGAGCAAGTTTGTCTCATCCTCGAGAACACCCCGTTGCTCAAACATGTAGTCATACACGGGTGCGCTCATAAGGATATCATTGTCATGCTTCACAATGTAGGGGATTCCATTCAGGCGTGCAAAGTTGAGCGTGATTCGAACCTTGGCCATGTAATTGTCATTGGCAGGGACGTTCTTGAGAGTGTAGGAAATCGCCGTGTCCTTAAGAAAGGTCTCGTAAAAGGCAGTGTCGTTGTCATGCGTCAGAACCAAGAGATGGAAATTCGCTCTGCTCGCAGCAAGTGAACGAACAGTGTGCTCGAACGTGTAATGCCGATTACGATCCGTTAAGTACATGATGCACATGTCGTACTGCTTCGAGTAAAGACTCTTGACAAAATCCTCTTCAAACTCTGCAATTGTCTCTGCGGGTTTATCGATGTTGCTACCCCCGTCTTGGTTATTGAGAGTCCACCTCCAATTGTACGTGATATGAATTGCATATCCGTGGTGTACGATCAAGTGTTTCAAGCCAGTATTCCACGCGTACCGGTTCAGTGGAACTTCATCGCATCCATCAATGACCAGATTCTCGACATTCATCAATTGATTGTAGTTCTTGGTCGAAATCATGAAGCACATGTCGCAGAGGTAATTTTCATCCATGCGCACAAAACACTCCTTGTCGGCAAACACCCTGTTCCGGTTCTTGATGATCAAGTCGTTGATACGCTTGTTTCCGAATCCGTGACGCACCGGATGCATGCCCCGGTAAAATCGACAGTGTCGAGCTTGATCCCGTCCATGTACATCTGTAATCATGGAATCAGACAACTCCTTGAGTGACCTGAAGTAATAGGTAGGGTCCCACCTGTCCGCACCTACAGTACACTTGTTGAGGGGTCGGTAATCAAAAATCGTTTCCTGATCATGAAACACGCATTGCTTGAAATCGCTACGAATCAGGTCGATCTCTTCCGGTGTACAAAGGGATTCAATAAAGTACTCGACCGATGGAATTCCGGTGGAAAGTGAAGGCGAAAGCGTCAAGCCATGTGAAAGCACAAGGCCGCGATTTGCATACATGTAGGTAAGGGTGTATGCAGGGATGATGATATCGTTATCGCATTTCATCACATACTTGAACCCGTACTGTTTTGCAAAGTCGATACCGTAACGGATCTTGGGCAAGTAATCGACTCGAGGACACGGAACGCATGCAAACGTGTATGGAACCCCAGACCCCCGCATATGATCGGCATACATGTTCTCCGGGCTCGTGTTCACAATCAGTAAATGGTACTGTCCAGACGCGCTCTTGAGTTCATCGAGAAACCTATCAAACACAAAGAAACGGTCATTGTTCGTAATGTAGAGGATCAGGACACTTTCATTCGACGACTCGTTCACCTGAACAAGTCGGTTCGTTGTTCGGTCAAACTGAAGCACCCTTTTCATTAGATAAAGTAATGGACTTTACGTTTGGTATTATTACGAGCAATGACCAGTATGTTACTGCAATCGTTCACTCGATACGCCAGCTCCACATTCCGAATTATGAAATAATTCTTGTCGGAACACCGTCGAAACGGACAATGGGCGACCTTCGTGTCATTCGATTGGATGAACGCGCAAAGGCGAATTGGATCACGCGAAAGAAGAATTTAGTGTGTCAGTTCGCACGATATGAGAACATTGTACTCTTGCACGACTATGTGATCTTTCATCCGGACTGGTACTCTGGGTTCTTGAAATTCGGTTCCAACTTTGATGTCTGCGTAAACCGAATTCTGAACCACGACGGTTCCCGGTTTCGGGACCACACCTTATTTCCACGCTACGTCAAGTGTCTCAACCCTGCATTCGAAACCCAATGCCTACTTCCGTACGACTTTGAACATACGGAGCTGACCTCCAAGCTCGCATATGTATCGGGTGCGTTTTATGTGGTCAAACGCCACATTGCACTCCGATTCCCACTCGACGAGACAAAGGTTTGGGGTGAAGGAGAAGATGTTGAATTTTCATACCGTACGTCACAGGCAGGTGTGCGCATTCGAATGAATCCACACAGCACCGTGTCTCTCTTGAAGCAAAAGGATCGATTCGCATTTATGAATGAAATTACAGATCCAGCATTACTCGACATTTTGCGCACGCTGACCCCCGACGACATTGAACGCTGGAAAGAGGATCCGGAATGCTTTCACTTGTTTCCCATCCTGCATATTCAAAAGTAAACGTGGTAATTCAGGTTCGGGCTGTTTGGATCACATGTCAGCGGAACCTCCGGCTCAACGGTAATCTCCTTCCCAATGTCAAAGATCTTGCAACAGTTCCAGAGAATGAAACCGTGGGAGCACTTGGGGAACAGGACGCGGAGATACTCTTGCTGGTTCGGCGGCTCGATCTCACTGAAACAGTAACTGCTCAAGAGAAAGTTGTCTGTTCCCTGGACATCCTTACCATACGTACTTGCGCGCTGGAGCGAAATCGGAAACGGGACCTTATGATTGTTCATGTACTCTGCCTGGAGAGCAGAAGGCTCATCGAGATCAATCATCGTGTACGACTTTACCGTTACTCCGAACATGGGCGCATAGTGTGCAATTGCCAGTGCAAGGCCGCCGTACCCACATCCGAGCTCCACGAATGACGGGTTCAGGGTTCCGATTCGCCGACAATGGGAGAGAGCAAGTGCCGCGTGGCAAATGTACCGGAGAGAGCTTGGCGAGACTACAAGACCATCATAACTCGCAAGCATCGGCGACCCGATACGGTCATTGCGGGCGCAAAAACTATAAATATCAGCATTCGACATCTTAAAGGTGGTCTTGAGCTCATTGAAATACTTTTCACCTAGAACAGGCGACACATGCTCGAGCATGTACGTGTAGGAAGGACGCCGCTTGAAGTTGGTCAGATCCCGCTTCTGCACGATTGAACGCACATAGGCGCAATACCTAGCATAAATTGGGTCCATGTATGACCCAATGATTCAATGCGTAAGTTACTGGCACGAAGGGTTCCCAGAGCCAGAGGTCGATGTGTACTTGCACTTCTTACCGCCCGAGCAGGCCGGTGTGCACGCAGACGCCGGAGCATCCTGGCCAACTGTGAACGACTCGATGCGCAGCGTGCCCGTGAAGAACAGGCCAACGACAATCGCCAGAGCGAGCAGGATCCACTTTGTGCGTGACATGTGAGGCAGAGGAAGACGCATTTATAGGTCTATAGAGAAAAAAGGGACTGTTGCAGGAAACGATGGAACTTGGAACTGCTTGAACCGCAACAACTCCTTGCGTGGCACGGCATTCGTACAGAACCGTGCAATCGCCTTGTACAGGTCAAAGCCGTGGTACCGGTCATGGTTATCGTGGCTCTCACGATAGAGGACAGACGTTCCATCGGCACATGTCATCCAAGCCTTGAATGGCTCGAACAAGGGATGATCGTAGGCAAAGTCCGGGCCGCGAGGGAACATATCCCAGAACACCGAAGTGGCAAAGCGTGCAAGGTCAAAAGATGCATTCAGAGGGATGCGCGGCTTGTCGTGAACAAGGTACGGCTCAATATTGTACTGTCCACACGCCTCTTCGTCCGGATGGAACTGACTGCTCACAAACGCACGCGGCTCCTTCATTCCCTGAACGCGGATTGAAACGGCAGCGCGATCAAAGTCGATAATCTTGATCAACTTTCCGTAGGTGGGAACCCGGTAGCACACCCCCGCATTCTTTGCATACACGAATTCATCCTCCGTGTTCACATACATCACATTGTTACCGTGGAGGTCGTTATGCGTGAAGCCAATTGTCCGTTGGGCATAGGCCAGTGCGAGAATAATCTGAACGACCCATGCGGTGTGATGCTGCGAGTCCTCGTCGCTATCGAGGAGATCATAGAAACTCCCCGCGCATTTTTCCATCACTGTCGTGACAACGGGAACATCCTTGAACGTCACCCAGGCAAAGGATTCGTCGCATTCTTCCTCCTCCTCTTCAGCATCGTCTTGCTCTTCACACCCACACGATTCAATGTCAAACACATCTGACTTGGAGTCGTCAGATACGTCGTCGGATTCGTCATTGTCAATTGCATACTCTTCCGACTCAACGATGTCACCCGGTTGATCCGTAACCTCTTCGGCATCGACATCCTCAAACTCCAGGTCTGCAGTCTCTCCAAGCATAACCGATGCACGCTGACCACGCGTGTGTGTGAATGTGGAATCTGAAGGAGACTGGATGTTGAGCTCGAAGGTCTTGCCTAGGTTGTCGATAAACCACTTTCGTTCACAAATGTCGACGTAATCGTCGGAAATGTCAAGGACGAAGGTCTTTGCCATACTGACAAGAACGCCATACACCTTGGGAAACAAGGGACACGATGCAAGGACTGAAGCGGTTAATGCGCCCACGTAGGCAGCCGTGTGCTGGTTCTGCAGGCGGTCGGAGATATCCTTTGCAACCTCGGACGATTTGGGGAGTCCCGGGTGTCCGTACTCACCCTTCATCGTCTTGAAGGGGCTCAAGATCATGGTTGTCTTCCGATGCACGTTAACCTCTTTTCCATCACGGGTCCAAATCGTATCTGGATTGGCGATATATTCGATTCCGTCAGGGTGCTTGATCCCAAACTCCTCCATAATAGCCCCGAGCTGTTCCGTCTTAAAAAGATGTTCAAGAGACGGGAAGAAAGGCTGGGGCTTTTGCAGTCCCCATACCTCTGTTTCCAGCTTCGGGAGTCGACCGAGCTTCAAGTCGACAGGGAGTGTCCGTAGATCCTTGCCCATTGTGTATCCAGAGGGGTTTGAGATGCCTTCGTTTTGACGAGACATGGTTGACTGTGCCTGTAGAATAATGCGGATCTTTGCACTTTGGTGTGACTCGACACCGATTTCAAAAAATCGTCAAGCCGCAATCGACCTTCTTCGCACTGTTCCGGGAGTTCCACTCGAGCTCGTGACAGAATCCAACCTTTCCAACTACATTCTTCCCGACCACCCCTTGCACGAAGGATATCCGTACTTGACGGGAATTCATCGTTCCGACTATCTCCGGTGGTACTTGATGCATCATTATGGCGGTGGCTATGCCGACATTAAGAACCCCACGGGTTCATGGGTCGAAGCGTTTAAGGAAATGGACGATCCGGAGGTATGGATGAATGGATATCCCATTCCAGTTACTTCACACATTGGATGTTCAGAGAGCCGAGTGTATGGGTCAAAAATTCTTGGGAACGGATCGTTGATTTGCCGTCCCGGGACTCCGTACACGACAGAATGGGGCATCGAGCTTCACAAACGGATGGATGCTCTCCTTCCCTCGTTGCGCACAAGTCGCAGATCCATTGTACGTGATTGCCTCGAGTATGGAGGAGACTATCCCGTTCCGTGGTCGCATTTACTGGGTTCAATCACACATTCAATTCAGCCCAAGTACTTTGATCATTTCCGCTATACTGTGCCTCCGTGCAGTTTTTCGACTGATATTTATTGGTAACGAATAGACAATGAACTTCCAACTCCGGCAATTCAATATGGACATGATCAAGGATCGATGTGAAATCGATTCGCGCAAGAGTCCCATGATCGTCATTATCGGCAAGAAGGACACGGGCAAGTCCTTCTTGGTGCGCGATATTCTGTTTGAGACCCAGTCGTGTTTTCCAGTCGGTACAGTCATTTCCGGCACAGAGGTGGCCAACGAATTCTTTCAACATATGGTCCCTTCGAAATTCATTCATGACAAGTACACCCCTCAAATCATTATGAACGTCATTAAGCGGCAAATGAATGTCAAGCAAAACCGAAATCGCGACAAGACGGTTCGTGGTGGAAGTTCTAGCATGGACCCGCGTGCATTCCTGATTCTCGACGACTGTTTGTATGACTCGACGTGGATCAAGGAGGAGTCGACCCGGTACGTCTTCATGAACGGCCGTCACATTGACATGATGACCATGATCACCATGCAATATCCACTGGGTATCACGCCTAACCTGCGCACCAACGTGGATTTCGTCTTTATTCTGCGCGAGAATATCCTAGGTAATCGTCGTAGGATTTACGAGAATTACGCGGGCATGTTTCCGACGTTTGATATGTTCTGTACGTTCATGGACCAGTGCACTGAAAACTTCGAGTGCCTGGTCATTTGCAACAACGTCAATTCCAACAAGCTCGAGGACCAAGTGTTTTGGTACAAGGCAGCTGATCACCCTCCATTCCGGTTATGCGACCAGTCTTTGTGGGCCGACAATCGTGAGTTCAAATCGGCTATACTAGCTGCGGACTCGTATACCGCCGGCTCCGTGAAAAAGCGCGGCGCCGAGCAGTCCGTCTGGGTCCGGAAAGAAGGCGCCTCCGACCGGTCCTAGCCCTCCTTCCCTGTCCTCCTTGCCCAGCGGGCCCACCGGGTGCAGCAGCGGGCGGTACCCCGTAGATTGAATCGTCATTTGTTCGCGGTTCATACGGCTTTACAGGGCTGGCCATGGCGGCAAGTAGTGCTGGGTCATCTGCAGAAATGGGTTCAACATCAATATCGCCTTCAAGACCAGAAAACACAGACATTTGACCTATAAACGCAGTCTGAACAGGTGCGCCCATGTACTTTTCCCACTTTGGAACAGATTGTGGAGGTCCGGGTTCAGGAAATAAATTACGGTTGACGCCTTCACCTGCTGCAGCAGCACTTCTGGGCACCGGTCCAGGAGAAGGCGGCACCGGAAGTTGTAAAGCATCCGGACGATGAACGGTAGGTGGTTGTGACTGTGGCTCACCCGCTGCACTGCGCGGCGGCGTACTAGTTGCTGATGCCATTGTATATAGTATCTACTTATTTCTGATATACGCAAACCGATACCCTTCTTGATTCCGTTTTATGAACTGTACGGAAAATAGAGCCATTTCCATTCCGTCAACTGGAGAGACCGATAAGTAACGAGAATTCACCAAACCAAGGTATAACTCAACCTGTTTAAGATCTTCGACTGAAGGCTCATTCATACTCGTAATATTTACCATCCTGTTAGTTTCTGCTGCAATTTCTGCTGCAGTATAATTTCTTGTCGTATTATACAATTTAATCTCGTTAGCACTACTTGTTAATATTTCAAGGTACTTTTCTGCTTTATCACGATAAACCTCGTATCTATCCGGATACCTTTCCTTCAAGAATAGAAGATATGGATTCATGCGAATCAGCCACGTCCCTTCCCTCGAGAACACCATCAACCCGCCAACTTGCATATCACAGTCTTTATGAAACAATATCTGAATATCCGGTTGAGACGGAAATCCTCTTGCAACGTTATATTCGGCATGGCACACAAGTGGATGCGTATGAAAGTGGAAACGTGTAAAAGAGTTCCTTGCAGGGTCTTGGAAAAAAATCCCAACCGGTGCACTATTATGGTATTTCACTTGATCACGGAAGGTATACGAACCACCGTGAACATCATTATGCGCTTCAATATCGAACCCCGGGGGGCAATTAGCGACAAACGAGTAATTCGCGGGCTCTTGAATGAGAACGCCCCTATCGTTTATATTGAGAAATCCCGTATGCTCTACACGCTTCTTAAGCAATGCATAATCTTTTTCTCGACCATTCAAGTACAAACTAGCATTATCGGCGTTGAAATAATCGTCTGTATACCCATCGGTATATTCCTTGATTAATGTTGACCAATAACCACTTATGAACTTAAAAGGAATAGGTGCTCCTCCTAACGGAACGCTCTGCCTGCTATTAACGTAGCTTCGATGTAATTGTGCTTCGACCAGTCCGCAGATAAGGTTTGGAAAGAAAAATCCCGCCTCTCGATAGAGGGTTATAAGACGAGTGATTTCTTTCGGATCAGCTCCTTGAGTTTGGACTCCTAACCAGTATAAAACAGTCCGCGTTTCAGGAGTCTCGGTAATATCTCTTCCATCATCGTTGAGCTTGAAACGATTGTGAAATGTCAATAGATACCGCATAAGTTCTTTCGCTATACTTGGCCCGCGTACCGATCCGGCACCTGAATTTCTGATATCTAAAAATCTCTTGTACGCGTTCGACGTAGAAACACTGTAAATTTCATGAACAACGTAAGCGTCTTTATGTCCGGAACGGATGAGTGCACCAACTAACGGAAATCCAATTCCATTGTCTCTACGAATTCCCAATATTTCTATAACGGTGTTGTAGCCCGGTTTCACTATGTTAAATGGCAGTCGCATGTCGGGATTTCGTTGATCTAAAAATGCTGGAAACGTAGGGTGAGTTTCACTTATAACGCGTATGCGCAAGTTGTCAAAGATTGTACTAAAATAGGGATCAATATTCATCAGTTCGTAAACTTGCACGCCCGCCGAAGCGCCTGCCCCTGCGCC